TGCGCACGGTCAGCGTGTGGAAGCAACGCGTCTTCTTTACAGCAGAAGAGGATGCACACCTTTGGTATATCAGCAGCGTCAACTCAGTCACAGGTGCGGCTTCTGGTTTCCACATGGGCTCGCTGCTGCGCAATGGCGGCTATATGTCTGCCGCGTTCAACTGGACGCTGGACGCGGGCGTCGGCATTGATGACCACTTGGTAGTGGTTGGCACGCAGGGTGATGTGGGCGTTTGGCAGGGCACTGACCCGTCCAGCGCAAATACGTTTGCTTTGAAGGGCGTTTGGTATGTCGGACCTGTGCCTGAGTACGGGCGCTATTTCACGCCGATGGGCGGTGACGTTCTGTTGTTGTCAGAACTTGGCCTGATCCAGATGTCCAAGCTGGTTAACGGGCAGTTTGTAGATGCTGACCCTGGCCCAGTACAGAAGATTCAATCGACTCTGAACCCCTTAGTGTCGTTGTTGCGCTCTACTGAAAGCTGGGACGTTTTTGTCGCGCCGTCTGAGGATGTGTTGGTCATCCGCCCACCAAAACAGCCAACAGGCGTGTATCAGCAGTTTGGCATGAACATCAACACGGCAGCGTGGTGTACGTTCAGCAATATGTCGATGGACTGCGCTGCTGTGCTGGCTGGCGTCACTTACTTTGCTACTGAAACTGGCAACGTTTACAAGTGTTTTTACGGTAATCGTGACAACGTAGCCGCAAACGGCACTGGCGGCGACTTGGTTGAAGGAGACATTCAGACTTCTTTCCAATCGTTTGGAACGCCAGGAACTCTAAAGAAGTTTGGCCTTGCGCGTCCTATTTTTATTGCGCCAAGCGCGCCAGCAGTCAAACTGTCAGTCAACGTTCAGTATTCGTTTACTGGCGTTCCTGGCTCTCCGTCTTTCGTGACGCCTGATCAGTCGTTGTGGGACGCGGGGCTTTGGAACACGGCTGTGTGGTCTGGCACGGCAAACACTTATCAGGCGTTTGTTGGCGTTGCGGGCATGGGCTACTACGGTTCTTTGCGCATGAAAATTCGTGCGCTGAGCGGGACTGTGTTCAGCTCAAGTCACATGCTGTTTGAGAATGGCGGGATGATGTAATGGCAACCAATCTTGTAATTCCATCCGACATAGAGTCTCGTTCTGCACAGCAGAAAGCGGACTTTTATGGTCAGCAAAGGATGGCTGGCTTTAGTGACCCAGCCATTCGCAATGCTGTGACAAGCGTTGTGGGGCCACAATCGGATAGTGATTGGAGCTATCTGCTCAACTTGTCTGGATATGGCAACGTTGGGCCTGATGAGCCGAGGGGAAGTAACCCGTTCGGCAACAGCCTTATTGCGGCGTTGCGTAACAACACGATGCCTGCGAGCGGCAATGTGTCTTCGTTTTCAATGATTCCCAACAGGGCGCCAGCACCTGTGCCAGCGCCTACAACAAGAGCGCCGACGCCCAACTATCTCAACACAATCAGTCCGTTTACACCGCCTGATTCGCCAATGTTTGTTGGGCCAGCACTTCCTTCGCCTGCGCCAAAACCTCAAACGCCGACCCCTTCAGTGCCTACAACGCCAATCGTAGGGGCGCCCCGTGCGCCAGTCCCTAGCCCTGCTCCCACTCCTGCTCCCACTCCTGCTCCAATAAATCCAACGTCTCCAAACGTAACGACTACAGCTGAGCAACAATTCGCTGCCGTCGGAGTTCAGATGCCATCTGATTGGGCATCTCGCAACCCGACTCAGCGCATCTCTTATTTGAATGAGCAAAGCGTCACTCCGCAGGATCTTGAAAACCTTGGCTATTCGCCTAGCGATATTCAATGGTTGATAAACAACGGCCTAGGGTCACCAACAATACAGCCTGTTAGCCGTGAGGTTGAAGATGTGCAGAGCGTATATACGCCTGCGCCTGCATCACAGTCGAGCAGCCGCGAAGTCGATGACGTTGCTTTTCTGGACTACGCGTTGCCTGATGTCACAGGGCCATCGCAGCCAGCAGTCACACAAACGCCTGTTACCACTCCAACGACCACAACGCCAACCGTACAACCTACGCAACAGCGAGATGTGTTGTCCATGTTGCCTAGCAACTGGTATGACTTTGACGCAACGCGAAAGATCAACTGGTTCAATGAGAACAATGTCAGTGTGGATGAACTTCTGCGGGCGGGCGTTTCGCAATCTGACATTGATTGGATTTTGCGCAATGGCTACTCACCGTCATCCGGTGGTGAAATGGATGACTTTGTGAGTTTGTACGAAATGCAAGAACGGTGAAGTTAACCACAGATATACCAGGCCAGCCACCTGTCATCTGGGAATGGATGAACAGGCAGACAAGGCTTCCTTGGTCAAGTGATCTGCGGTGTATTGCTTCAATGCGTGATGACGGGACGATTGCTTGTGCGGTTGCTTACAACGCGTGGACAGAAAAGTCTTGCTGGATGCACGTTGCATTTGACAGCGAGCATGCGCTAACGCGGGCCTTGTGGCGTGCGGCTTTTGAGTATCCGTTTGTGACTTGTGGGAAAGAAGCTGTGTACGGGTTGACGCCGAAGCATCTGACAGAAGCCTTGGCTATGAATGACAAGTTGGGCTTTCGGCGTGTTGCTGAAACAATTGATGCAGTGATGTTTGAAATGAAGGCTGACGAATGCCGTTGGCTGAAAGGGGTGAAAAATGGGCGGTAAAGGTAGTCCTCCTCCGGCGCCAAACTATGTCGCGGCGGCAGAAGCTCAGGCGGATGCAAGTAGAGAGCTGACTAACATTCAGAACTTTGCGAACCGCCCGACGATTAACACTCCGTTTGGTTCGCAGACTTGGCAGACGTCTTCTCAGCGTGACCCCGCAACTGGTCAGACTGTTACGTCTTGGACGCAAAACAACACGCTTGCGCCGGGGCTTGAACAGGCGCTGAACGCGCAAGTTGGCACGCAGCTTGGTCGCAGCCAGTTGGCTGGCGACTTCATGGGCCGCGTTCAGAACGAGTACGCCCAGCCATTCAACTGGGGCAACTTGCCTCAAATGGCTCAGTTGAACAACCCGTCTGAACTGCAGACGGGCATGGCAGACTACACGCCTGGCCTGAACACCGATGTTGCAGCGCGTACTGGCAACGTAATTGGCGGTTTCAACTTTGGCGGCCCACAGATGGGCATTAACGCCATGACCGGCGACCTTGCTAGAACTACGCAAGGCTCAAATCTGCAACAGCAGTTTGACCCAATGACGGGCAACATGCGCACAGCCACAGGCACAACGCCTGTCGCGTCAAACTTTGACGCCATGCAAGGCGGCGTTCAGCGCGGCGTGCAGAACTTTTGCTTGAACGCGCAATTTGACCCTATGACTTCTGGTCTTGCGCGTACTGCGCAGACTGAGAGCGTGCAACGTGCGTTGCAAACAGGCGATAACCCAACGCTGCCGCAGTTTGATTCCAGTTACCGTGACACCGTGGCTCAGTCGCTCATGGAGCGCATGCAGCCGGTGCATGAGCGTCAGCAGCAGCAGCTTGAGACGCAGTTGGCGAATCAGGGCTTCAACGTCGGCAGCGAAGGCTACACGCGTGCGCTGGCTGACTTGCAGCAGCGTCAGGCGGCAGAGCGTTTCAATGCCTTGGACACGGCTGGCAACGAAGCTCAGCGGCTGTTTAGCATGGGCATGGGAGCGCGTCAGCAGGCATTCCAAGAGGATGTGACTGGTGGGCAGTTTGCCAACGCTGCGGCACAGCAAGCGTTTGGTCAGGGCCTGTCAGCCAACCAGTTCCAAAATCAGGCCGCGCAACAGGCTTTCCAGCAAGCCATGAATGCCCAGCAGGCGGGCAATCAAGCTTTGGGCCAGCAGTTCCAGCAAGGGCTTTCTGCGGGCCAGTTTGGCAACCAAGCAACCCAGCAGGCGTACCAGCAAGCGTTGGGAGCCAATCAGGCATTCAACCAAGCGCAAGCGCAGCGGTTCCAACAGGACTTGGCTGCCAATCAGTTTGCCAACCAGGCGCTGGGGCAGCAGTTCCAACAGAACATGGCTGCGGGTCAGGCTGGCAATCAGGCTGCTGGGCAACAGTTCCAGCAGAATCTTGCTGGCAACCAGTTCCAGAACCAAGCGGCTCAGCAGGCGTTCAACCAGGCTTTGAGCGCGGGGCAGTTTGGCAATCAGGCTCAGCAGCAGTTGTTTGGGCAGATGATGGGCCAAGCTGACCTTGCCAACCGTGCAACGGGTCAGCAGTTCCAGCAAGACTTGGCCTCGCAGCAGTTCCGCAATCAGGCACTGGGGCAGGCGTCCGCGCTCGACATCCAGCGCATGAACGCGCAGAACTCCGCGCTTGCACAGCAGCAGGCTCTGAATCAGCAGTACGCTGCGTTCCAGAACCAACTGCGCCAGCAGGCTATTGCGGAGCAGATGCAGCGCCGTGGCATGTCTCTGAACGAGATGAACGCGCTGCTGTCAGGCCAGCAGGTGAACATGCCTCAGATGCCGTCGTTTGTGGCTGCGCAGAGGTCAGAGACGCCCAACATTCTGGGTGCTACGCAGATGGGCTATGACGCGGCGCTGGGCGCGTACAACGCTCAGCAGGCTGGAGCGTCTAACGCCTTGGGCGGTTTGTTTTCATTGGGTTCAGCCGCGTTGAGCAACCCAGCAACCTCCGCGTTTATGTTCTCTGACAAGCGGTTGAAGCGGAACATCAAGCGAGTTGGTACGCATCCGATAGGCGTTGGCATTTACGACTACACGATGTTGGGATATGCACAACGCGGTGTGATTGCGCAGGAAGTCCAGAGCGTGCGGCCTGATTTGGTCACGCGCCACCCCAACGGCTACCTGATGGTGAACTACGGAGGTTTGTGATGAACCAAGACGAAATGATGTTCGAGTACCTGCTTCAGATGGGCGCTATGCGCCCTGAAGAAGTGGAGATGATGCGCAAGCAAAAGCAGATCGATGCGCTGCGTGGCGCCTCGATGGAGACGCCGCAGGGGCAGATGATTGGCAAGCACTATGTGCCGCCGTCAATTACGCAGTACGCGGCGCAGTTGGGGCAGGGGTATATGGCTGGCAAGGCTCAGAAGGGCCAAGACACGTCCATGCGCGGCATGAATGAGCGCCAGCGCGCAATGCTGGATGAGATGCGCAGGCGCCGTATGGGTGCGATGACCCCTGGCGCGTATGGCATGCCTGATACTGGAACTGGCGAAAGCTCCGTTTACTAAGGAGTGCTCATGGCAACGAGCTTCTACGAAGACACGATGGAGCGGTGGCGGCGCATGCTGCCGTTTTCGCTTGGCTTGCAGTCGCCTAGCGGCGTGCTGACGCAAAACGTGCAGCCTGGGCAGGCCACTCAGGCTGCGCCCTCGTTGCCGCGCTCAATGGAGATTCGCCGCAAGATTGCTGAGCTGGAAGGCTCGCAGGCTGAAGACGATGGCGGCATGTCCACGCTGAACGCGCTGGCTGCTCAGTTTGCGGGAGAGTCCTACGCTCCCATTCAAGCCCAGTACCTCAAGCGTGCCGCAGCATCTTCTCCGCAGGCGCGTACACAGGCGCAACTGGCGCGGCTGATGCGTGAGGCTGAGATTGCTGATCGGCAGGAAGGTCAGCAGGCTTTGCAGGCTGAGCGGTTGGCAGCGCAGCAGCAGGCAGAGGCTGAGCGGCGTGCAGCGGCGGCTGAGAGGGCTGCGCAGTCGGACCAACTGCGGCGGGAGTTGGCTGGGCAGTCTGATGCCACGCGCCGTGAGTTGGCGGCTATTGCACGGTCCAACCAAGGCGCACAACCTTACTTCCAGCCGTTGCAGACCGCGCAAGGCGTTATGGCCTTCAACTCTCGCACAGGTCGCATGGAGCCTGTCATGGGCGCTGACGGCAAGCCAATTCTGGGCGCTGCTGCAGACCCAGCGTTGCAAGGCGCTCTGACCGGCGCACGCGAGACTGCTAAGGCTGGCGTTGAATCCACCGTTGAGACGCGTAAAAACGTCTCGCGTGCGGATGAGATGCTGAGCCAAATCAAAACCGCAGAATCTTTGTTGGCGGCTGGTCCGACGCAAAGCGGCATTGGTGCCATGCGTGATGCGGCTGGGCGCGTTGTTGGTTATTCACCGCCAGGCGCCCGTGTTGCCTCGCAGCTTGAGACTCTTTCCGGTTGGCTGGTTGCCAACGTGCCGCGTATGGAAGGCCCGCAGTCAAACTTTGATGTGCAGGTTTACCGCGAGATGGCCGGTAAGGTTGGCGACAGGACTGTGCCGGTTGCTGAGCGTCAGGCTGCTTTGCAGACCCTTAAGGGCTTGCAGGAGAAGTACCGCGAGCAGAATCAGCAGAAACTGGGCGGGGCGCCTGCTGCGCCATCTCGCGCTGGCAGCTTGACGCCTGCCGAGCAGGCTGAGCTTGAGCAACTGCGCAAGGCTTTGGGAAGGTAAAGCATGGACCCGCGCCAAGAACTTGAGATGCTGCGCCGCTTGGCCCAACTTGAGGCCAAAGCTGGGCGTCCTGTGCAGTCGCCATCTGTACAGGCAACACCAGAAGCAATCAACCCAGCAGAAGGCATGAGCGCCTTAGAGAGAGGATTGGTCGGTGCTGGCGGCGCTGTGCGTAAAGCCTATCTTGGCGTTCGTTCACTTGTTCCTGGGCTTGGGCTTACGCCGCAGGAGCAAGAAGAACTCAAGTGGTTTGAAGGCCAGAAGGACAACCTCGGAACTGCCGGAACTGTGGGCGGCGTGCTCAGCGATGTAGCCATGATGGCAGTCCCTGGTGGTGCTGCGCAGCGTGCTATACGCGGCGCCAGCACAGCCGCGCAAAGCGTGCCATTGCTTGGCAGGGCTCTCGCAGCCACGCGTACTGGCATTGGCTCTGCTGCCGCAGCAGGTGGTGCATTGTCGGCAGCCACTGCGCCAGAAGACAGAGGCGAAGCAGCACTTGGCGGTGCTATTGGGGCTGGTGCTGGTGAAGCGGCGGGCCGAGTGTTGACAAAAGCACTCGGTGGTGTGGTTTCCAACAAGGTGACGCCACAGGCGCGTGAGTTGATGGATCAAGGTGCGTCTGTGCCTATGTGGAAGGCTGTCGATCAAACAGACCGCGCTGGCAGAGTTATTCGCAACCTAGCAGAACGTGGACGCGTGCTGCCTGTTGCGGGTGACCTTATCAAAACACAAGAACGCGCTGGCATTGAGTCTTGGAACAAGATACTTATGCGCGAGGCCACACCGCCCACTCCAACATTGGATGAGGCTGGCGGTGTGCTGCGCTGGAACGTCAAGCCTGTTGAAAGCGTCGGCACCAAAGGCATGAACGAGCTTGCAGAGAAGTTCGATTCTGCTTACGGGGCGTTGTATGGCAATCGCGGCGTGCCCGTTGACGATCAATTCAAGCAGTCACTGGCTGGCATCGTCGCAGACACTCAGAAGTACATGCCGAGCGCCGCTGACGATGTTGGTGGTGCTGCTAAGCGCGTGCTGGACACGCTGGCTGGCCCGACAGCGCCAAACGTGCAAAAGACGGGCGGCTCGACTGTAGGACGCGGCAAGGTTTCTTCTCGGATTACAACGCCTGTAAGTACAACTGAAACGCCAGGGCGTGAGGTCATCAGCCACGATGCGCTTAAGCAAGCGATCAAAGACTTGGACAAGTCTGTGCAAGGCGCATGGCAGAAGGGTGATGCTGAGAAAGCAGAAGCTCTAGATTCAATGCGTCAAGCGTTGCTTGACATGCGTGCGCGTGGTTTGCCGCCTGAAGTCGCGTCTGAGGCTCAAGCTATTAATCAGGCATACGCGAAGTTCAAGACGCTAGAGCGTGCGGCTGGCACATTGGGAGCGCAGAAGGCTGGCGGTGTCGTGACTCCAGCACAGCAGTTGAACGCTATCCGCGCCCGCGACAGAACGCCGGATAAGTCTGCGTTTGCTAGAGGCAATGCTCCCGGTCAGCGACAGGCGCTGACTGCCAACGATGTATATGGCAGCACGCTTCCTGAAGTCGGTCCTGGAACTGCGGAAAAGCTGCTTCCGTTTGTTGGCCTTGGCCTTCCTATGATGGGCATGGACATGGGTGCTACCGCGTTGCTTGGAACGCAAACAGGTCAACGGTTCCTCATGGGTGGTTTGCCTGGCCAGCAGCCAATCCGTCGCCTTGGAAACGAATATCTAATCCCTGCGTTGCGTGCCTACGGCACCGCGATGGGTAACTGAAAGGAATATTGAAATGCCTCGAAACGGTTCAGGTACGTTCACGTTAGTCAGCGGCAACCCAGTTGTCACCGGAACGACGATTGAGTCGAACTGGGCCAACACCACGCTGAGCGACATCGCCACCGCGATGACCGACTCGCTGTCGCGCTCAGGGCAGGGCGGCATGACGGCTGCGCTGCGCATTGCTGACGGCACGCAGGGTGCGCCTGGCGTTGGCTTTGCCAGCGAGACGGGCACGGGCTTCTATCGCGCTGGGACGGGCGAGGCGTGGGCCGTTGTGCAGGGCTCTCAGACGATGAAGCTCGATAGCACGGGCGTTACGGTCCCTGCTGCAAAGGCAACGTCCATCGAGGGCACGTTTGTCTTCAACGAGACGGGCGCGGATAAGGATGCGCGGTTTGAGGGCGACACGGACGCAAACCTGCTGTTTACGGACGCCTCGACTGATCGCGTTGGCGTGGGTACGGCAACGCCTGCAGTAAAACTAGACGTTAACGGCGCTGTATCAATCCCGCTGTCAAACAATCTGACTTGGGGCGGGGCTTACGGTGCTGGTACGCCAGCTATTTCCGGAACTACAAACGGGTTGCAGTTCTATCCTGCTGGGTCAACCTCTAACGAATCCGTTAGGTTTGATGCTTCTGGCAACGTTGGTGTCGGAGCGACCACGCCGACATTTGGTAGCGGCTCTGGCATTGAAATTGAACGCGCTGGCATCGCCACGCTGCGCCTAGAGAACAGCACTGCGTCCAACTCGTTTGAGCTGTATGCGGACAGCGCGGGCAACGGCATCAACTTGCGTGGCCGTGATTCGTCGCCAATGAATTTCTGGACGGGAAATACGTTGCGAGCAACGATTGACGCATCCGGTGTGCTGTCGTTGACGCAGAACCCCGTCCTCTCCGCCGGCACTGCGTTCGGCGTGACGTACCTAGATGGCAGCAAGGTGCTGACGAGCGGGAGTGCGCTGACGTTTGATGGGACGAATTTCACCACTACGGGTTATGCGGCAGGCAATGGCTTGCGTTCTCTTGGCGGTAACGCCGTTAGGTTTTACAACGCCGCAAACGCAAACTGGTCACAGATCAGCGCCCCCGCTGGCACTGGCGATATGCAGTTTGATACTGGCGCGGGTGAACAAATGCGCCTCACCAGCACCGGGCTGGGGATTGGGACGAGTTCGCCTGCAACTAAGTTGCATGTAAACACTGTGGCGGCTGGCTACGGCATAACGGTTGCGGCAAGCACTCAAACAAGTATCACTTACCAGCTCGGCATTGATAGTAACAGTAATCTGGCTTTCTACGACACCAATGCAGCAGCACAGCGTCTGGTCCTTTCTAACTCCGGCAACCTCGGCTTGGGGGTGACGCCGAGTGTTTGGACACTGGGCAAGGCTTTTGAAATTGGTGCGCTTGGAACCGCAGTTTGGAACGTAGACAACAACAATGTTGTGTACACGCAAAATGCTTATTATCAAGGCGGCTGGAAGTATGCACGAAGCGCAGTCGCATCTTGTTTCGACCAAAATGTAGGATCACACCGTTGGTTCACCTCCACCGATCCCACACCCACCGCAGGCAACGCGATCAGCTTCACGCAGGCGCTCACATTAGACGCAAACCGTAATCTGCTGCTGAACGGAACTGCTGCCCCCGCCTCTGGTGTTGGGACGTTTGCAATCTTCAACGGCACCGCGCCAACAGGCTCTGTTACAGACGGCTGTGTGCTTTACACCGAAGACGTTTCCTCAAGCAGTGAACTCAAAGTCAGGGACGAGGCTGGAAACGTCACCACGCTGTCGCCACACAACTTTGAACTTATCCCGGAAGGCCCGTCAGAAGACATGGCGTGGTCTTACTACTCCGAGCGTGATGGCAAGCGCATCAACGTGGATATGCTCAAGGCTATTCGTCTGCTGGAAAAACTCAGCGGCGAACAACTGGTGTATGAAGCATGATTACGCAACAAACTATTGCAGACTGCTTTGAGTACCGTGATGGGTACCTGTATTGGAAAGGCGTGAGCCATCCAAACAAACAGCATCTGCTAGACAAGCCTGCAGGTTCAATCCACAAGACAGGCTATCGCCACATCACATGGCAAGGCAAAGTGCAAAAGGCACACCGTCTGATATTTATGCTGCATCACGGCTACATGCCGCCAGAGGTTGACCACATTAACGGCGACCGCGCAGACAACCGGATTGAGAACCTACGCGCAGCAAATCGTAGCGAGAACCAATGCAACCGTTTTGCGTTGGCAAGCAACACATCAGGCTACCCCGGCGTGTCTTGGCACAAGAAGAGCAAGGCGTGGCTGGTGCGTGTAATGAAGAATGGCAAGACTCACATGGTCGGCTACTTCAAAGACCTTGAGCTTGCGGGCTTGGTAGCCGCAGAAGCTCGCGCCAAATTTCACGGCGTTTACGCAAAAACCTGAAAGGACAACCATGAACTGGACCATCTCCTCCCTCGACCGCACCCTGCCTGACGGCATGGTCTTCACCGCCCACTGGCGTGTCAGCAAAACTGACGGCGATGCCTCTGGCAGCGTCTACGGCACCATCAGCTTCCCGGCCAAGGACCCCAAAGACCCCGACTTCATCCCCTACGACCAACTCACCGAAGCGCAGGTCATTCAGTGGGTCAAGGACGAGATGGGGGCTGACACTGTTGCTGCCCATGAAGCAGCGGTAGACGCGCAGATCAACGCTCAAAAGAATCCTACGTCCGCATCGGGCGTGCCTTGGGCATAATTTGCTAGCGTCGATGCGACTACAGCATCGCGTTGTTTAACCCACCACGGAGTCACCATGAACATCGAACTGAAGCTGTCTACGCAGGAAGTCCAACTGATCATTAACGCGCTCGCAACGCTGCCTTACGGCCAAGTTAAGGCGCTAATTGAGAATGTTGTCGATCAAGCCAACGCGCAGACGCAGCAGGAAAAAGCAGGCACAACCGACTGAGGTAAAAATTGGACTCGCAGACGCTCTTCAACGTTGCCGTGTCAGTCGCCGGGTTCCTCGGCGGGTGGATTCTGAACAACATTTATCAGTCGATCAGACTGCTCGACAAGGATGTGCGTCAGATGCCGCATTTCTATGTCAGCAAGGATGACTACCGGCTTGACATCAGCGAAGTGAAGTCAATGTTGTCCAAGATTTTTGAGCGTTTGGATTCCAAGGCAGACAAATGATCGAAACTCTGCTGGGTGGCTTGTTTGGCGGCTTGCTTCGCTTGGCGCCTGAAGTCTTCAAAATCTTCGACAAGAAGAACGAGCGTGCGCATGAGCTGCGCATGGTTCAGGCCGAGATGGAGTTTGCCAAGATACGCGGCGAGATTGCCATGCGGCAGACAGAAGCGGCCATGACGATGGCTGAGATGGACACGATGGCGCAGGCGTTCAAGGAGCAATCCGAGACGGCCAAGAACGCAGGCTGGTTTGTGTCGGCTATCTCTGCGCTGGTGCGGCCAACGGTGACCTATGCGTTTCTTGGCCTGTTCGTTGCCGTCAAAGTGGCTGCATACCTGATTGCCATCGAGCAGGGCGGCAACTGGAAGGAAGTGCTGCTAACCATGTGGGGCGCCGATGACTTGGCGGTCTTCAACATGATCCTGTCGTTCTGGTTTGTGGGTCGCGTATATGAGCGGACCCGTAGCTGAAGCGGTAGAGATCGCCGCCGCGCTGTGCCGTCCGTTTGAGGGTCTGAGGCTTCAGCCCTACATCTGTCCAGCCGGTTACCCAACGCAGGGCTACGGCACCGTGTGGCGCCCGGATGGCCGCAAGGTGTCGATGGATGACCCGCCCATCAGCAAGGAGACGGCAGAGGAGTGGCTGATACATGAGCTGCAGGCCACCTACCTGCCTGGCGTGCTGAAGGCGTCTCCCGCGCTCATAACGCAGCCCAAGGTACTCGGGGCGCTCACAGACTTTGCCTACAACCTGGGCGTGGCCCGCTATCGCGGCAGCACGCTGCGTAAGCGCGTAGACGCGCAAAATTGGTCTGGCGCCCGCACAGAACTGATGAAATGGGTGCGGGGTGGTGG